CTCAGCCTGTGGCCAAGATGTTCTCATGGTAGCAAAGGAGGCTTACAGTGTTCACGTGGAGCGCGTTCTGGACGTACTTCGGCAATCACCTGCCCCTAGTGCTCTACTGCATGGCAGCCCTGCTGCTTGGCCTCTTGGTAGGTCTCAAGCTAGAACGATCTAAATGGCAAGTGTACCTGAAGGCATACCACAACCAGATCTCAAACGACAGGGTAGCAAGCCTCAAGGCTGACGTGCTCAAACTGCGCAATCAGAACGCAGTGTTGCAGGAAAAGTTCACCTTCCAACAGAGCATCATAAAGGGAGCACACTTGCAAGCGAGCAAAGTGCTCGAAGTACTAGCCAGTTTGCCTAACAGGCAAAAGGTAGACGAGGAGTAACCCATGCAAGCATACAACCGTGAAGTGGACCTTGTTCGCATTGAAAGAGAACTTGTCCTTGATGCCATGTTGGTGGAACGTCTCAAGGCTTTTGAAGGCTCTGAGTTTGCAAGTGTAAATGTAGAGCTCACAGACACGCCTTCGCTTAGGGTCGGCATTTGTCCCATAAGCACGCTAGATGAGGCACGGGAACATGAGATCTTGAAAGACCTTCCTGCTGCTTTAGGGCTGCTTGGGGGAACTTGGCACCGCAAGTTTGGTGAGAGCATGGGGGAGTTCTATTGGACCACAACCAGAACATGGAGGTTTGAGCAGGAGGGCAAAGAAGTTGAATATGATGTTGTTCTCATACTCTGGCGTGCAGCGCTCAAAGGCTGCAAAGTGGTAGAAGTCGAGAAGCTCGTCAAGTGCTATGAGAGCATTTGCCCTGAGAGCACCGAGGTGTTAAGCTAGTGCATCTAGGGGACAGTCCCCCGGTTAGACGAATATGCTACACAGGAAGCATATGGGGGACATCCCCGTTTTCATGGGAGTATAGAGGCATGGTGGTAATAGAGACTACTGCTTAGGAGGAGGTACACGATGACAGGTAGCGAATGCAGCCACGATGCGGAATGGATTGGCGAGAGATCAATCCTCAAGGCGCGGCTGGCGAAGATGCGGGAGGCGGCAGAGGGCGTGTTGGCTATCCTCGAAATTGGGAGCGATCCTGGTCTACATCACATGATCACTCTTGAAGGCAGGGTAGCATGGATTAATCGGATGATTCCCAGACGCGAAAGACTTCGTGTCGTGCTGGCCGAGGGGGAGGAGGAGAGCGATGGGTGACTTGAATCTGACTATGCCGAAGTGCGGTTACTGTGGGGGCTGCCACACCTACTCGGCAGAGATGTGCAGGGACATGCTATTAAAGCCGGGGTTTGCGTCCATCACCGTTCCCATGGACTACGAGTCTATATGCGCAGCCGTGCGCGCTCGCATCCGCGAAGGGGCGGTGGAGAGGGCATTGACGAAACTGAAAGATCTGTATCCGTGGCTCGAAGTTGACAACGAGGAAGCGGCCGAGGTCGTCGATGCCGTGTTGGGGGTGAGCAATGAGTGACCTGAGGGAGAAGGTGGATGAGTTAATAGCCGACCTCGCCGTCTGCGAGCGTGAGCGGGATGAGAACTATGATCAAGCCGTAACAAACATGGATAGGGCGTTAAAGGCCGAGGCTCGTCTCGCCAAGATGCGTGAGGGGGCGGTGGAGAGGGTGGGGAACATACTGGATGAAATATCGAATGCGTCTCAACTCGCTTGGGTTGGGGATGTAACTGCATTTGCCACCCGCATCGTCGATGCCGTGTTGGGAAAGGAGTGAGGGGGATGGGCAAGCTCGGCGAAGAACTTTGGAAGGAGATTGAGACTGTGCAAGGCTTTGCATTCATCAGTGACGATCTGTGTCTACGGTCCGATGCCTATATCCTGCCGAGACTCCGTGGCGCGTTGAAGTACCAACGCAAGGGGGTGCGGATCATGGAGAAGTTGTTGCGTAAGTACGATTCGCCCCGCGACAGCGGGAAGGAGGGGGCATGAAAAGGGCGATTATCTTGGATGGGTCGCAAAGTGTGATTTTCATCATGGCCAGACCCGGCGAAAATATCCATCTTGGGGTACTTACAGAGGGCCGACCCCCGGGGACTCATGTCTACGTCCATCCATGCGAAGCCAAGTCTCTGATCAGTGCGCTCGAAACCGCATTGGGCGAGGTATCGAAATGAGCGCCATGTCTGACCTTCGCCGTGCGGTAGAGGCGCTGCTCGTTGCTCTCGATGCATACAAAGCCCTGCCTCTAGATCAAGGCATGAGGCACAAACGGGCCGATACCGGCCGGGAAGTGGTATTCCGAACGGAACACGTTCGCGCCCTTCTCACCGCCAACCCGCCCGCGAGGGAGGAGGACATGAGCGGCCCCGATGGTCCAATAGCGGATACTAGCGATGGGTACAAACAGGATTACGACGAGGATAACCACGGCGTGGACCCTGACGATCCCTGCCCGAGGTGTGGCACGGTTCATGCTCTGCGCGATGAGTGTCCGCATCTCGCTCCTCCCGTCGCCGTTATCCACGGGAGCGTAGATGAGTATATCAAGTCTCCCGCCAAGCGCTGGCGATGTGAGACGTGCGGGAAAATAGTTAGTGATGATGAATTGTGCGAGCCGAATGAGGATTACCAAGAATTCCATCATTTGGATATTCGTGGAATGCCGTGCGGCCCGGTTGAGGAGGAAGAGGCATGAAGGCGCGAGCGATCACTAAGACAGAGACGGCGATCGTCAAGGCGGCGTATACGTGGTGGAAATGGTACCACTCGGGCGGGACGGACAACCCCCGATCTGGATTCGCGCAACGGGGGGCACTAGACAAGGCCATTCTCGCCGACAAGCGGGCCAAGCGCGAAGGAGGAAAGCGATGAGCGAGCCAGTGAAGCGGTTTGAGTGCAACGGGAATGTCTATGAGGAGCCGGAGGGGGAGTTTGTCCTCTTCTCCGACCACGAACGGGCCCTGGCGGAGAAGGACGCCGAAAGTGACGAATGGCGGAAACAGGCCGGCAGACAACTGACTGGTTGCGCGATCATGGCGAAGCGCGCCGAGAAAGCCGAAGCCGTCCTGGAGCAAGAACGCAAACATCGGGAAGACTACACAAAGTTCAGAAAGTTCTTCGGGGTTCCCGAAGGGGGCAATATCTATGATTGGGCGACCGATCTTCTCAAGGCAAAACGAGAAAACTTGGGCCATTTGGAAATAGATCTCCGCGTCTCCCGCGCCAACGAGAAGTATCTACTTGCCGAACTCGCCTCCCTCAAGGCGAGGTGCGAGGGGATGCGGGAAGTCATCGAGGAAATCGCAAAAGATAGAAAAGGGAGGACGCCCGCGATATATAGAGCGATGGCGCGAGCGGCAATCATCAACGCCTCCCTCCCCGTCGAGGGGCTCGCGGAACGGGTGGCGGGGGACAATCCATATCTGCTTCACGGCGACGAGTTAGAACGCGCGGAGAGGGCGACGCATAACCAGTGATAGGAGGTACGAGGTGAGTCCTGTAATGGCGAGTTGGCTTCTTCTGGTCACGGTCGGATTCATTGTTGGCTACATAGCAGGGAGCAGACGCCATGAGTAGCCACAAGGTGGAGAGCTGCGCGACGTGCGTGTGGTCAGACAAATATCCGTATAATTTTCTATGGATATGCACAAACCATATAGATGTCCCTGATATCCCCTGCGCTCGTGGGAAGTTGCCACGGGTGCCGAAGTGGTGCCCAAGGAGGAAACCATGAAACTTTACAAGGTTTCGTTAGGATCAAAGGATATGTCCGCCGCTTCTCATACTACTGGCCATTACCACGTAATCGCCAATTCAATTGCCGACGCTGTGAAGAAAGCGGAAAGGGCGGCAAAAGGAGAGGTGCCTTCACACCGATATGCCGTGTTAGTCGAGCAGATGAGTACGGACAAGGTGGGATTGATCCGATGAAGCGCCGTATCGTCGTCGAGATTGATTGCGAGGAGAAGGAATGCGGGGAATGTATAGCGATGGAATTGGCGCAAGAGGAGGAGAGGGCCGAATGCCTATTGTTTTGGGAATGGTTAAAGCGATCGCAGGACGGCTATTTGCGTTGTCCCGCTTGCAAGAGGGCGGAGGTGAAAAAATGAGCATCAAAGAACTCAAGAACATGGAGGCTTGTATGGATCACACGTCAGACTTTGATGAAGGCTATGATGAGGGTTTCAGCGCAGGCTATGAGGACGGTCTCCAGGTAGAGCGCGACCTGCAGGAAGACCTCATAACACAGCTAGACAAACTGAAACAAGAAGTGAAAGACCTGAAAAAGGCCCTTCATCATCTGAGGGGCAAGCTAGAACTGGAAAGAAAAGCTTGACAAGTTGACGTTCTTTTGTTACCTTAGACCTTTGTTCCAGCGAAAAAAATCCAACTTCCGTTTATACGGGCAGATGCCCTGAGGAGGACAGAAAATGGCGAATCTGATAGGTCGAGTACAGGGTTTTAGAAAGTCAGGATCAAGGCGAAACCAAGAAGCAACCAGGCTAGGTGACGGTAGTGTGCTTGCACGAGTAGCTACATGGAGGACTTTCGCGCAGATCTACATGAGAGCTGATGGTTCAGGTTACGTGATGGTCACGCGAGAACCAAACCACGGACGTATACATAGCTCTGAATGGGGTCCCGAAGGAGCACAACATGGGCACCTTTGATGTTCAGGAAGCAGAACGCAGACGTGAGTCCCCCGCAGGCATGCACTTCTATGGTCTCTATCGTGAGTGCCCCCGCAAGTGGTACTTGAAGTATCCCTGCGGGCTGCGTCCTAAGCAAGTGAGCCCAGCACTCATGCTAGGAGGAGCCCTGCATGAAGCCCTCGAGGTGTACTATGAGGACTTTTCTCTCATGCGAGCTCAGAAGATCTTCCGTGAAGCCTTGGCAGATCGCAAGCCCAACTACCAGGACAGCATGAAGTTCTTGGACGACTTCAATAGAGGGCCAGTCATGTTAGAGACCTTTCACCGCGAAGTAGGCCTCAAGGACAAGGAAAGTTATGAAGTTATAGAGTTAGAACACGAGTACCAAGTACCAATAGGTCCCCCAGAAAGCAAGTTCCTGTTCACAGTAAGGCCAGATAAAGTGCTCAAGCGCAGGACTACCAAAGTAATCTACCCTGTAGAAGTGAAGTCTACCTCCTATAGTGTGAGTGCTGCTGCTAGCTCTGCTGAGCGCAGCGACCAAGTAACAGGCTATCTTTGGGCTCTGAACAAGATGCACCCCGAGTGGCAGTTAGGAGGTTGTTTAATAGACACAATCTATAACAAGAAATCAGTCTTTGAAGCTAAGCGTATGGAGACCCCAGCCATGCGAAGCAAGCATGAGTTGGCTACGTTTGAGATGGGCCTCTATGGCACCATAGTAGAAGTCACCCAGAAGTACAAAAGCCTCGAGAACTATCCCTGGCCCTTGTTGTTCCCTCAAGTCCGCGCAGCGTGCTCGCATTGGGGCTGTGAGTACATGGGGGTGTGCTTTACAAACATGCAACCAGGCGAGATCCCTCCAGGCTTCCAGCACGATGACTGGCGAGGCGAATTGAGCCAAGCGTTCAGAAAAACCCAAAGCTTCAAGTTGGACAGCATCACGTATGGAAAGGAGCCCGTATGAGCATAACAAGTTGGGTAGAAAGGATAGGCTACTATGACAAAGGCCAGAGCCAGAAGGTTAGAGCATTGCTCTTTGGCGACACAGGCACTGGGAAGACTAGGCTTTCCGGAAGCTTCCCTTCTCCGTTCTTCTTGGACAGCGATAGAGGTGGCAAGACTCTTGAGAGTTTACACGTTCCCTTTTTACCAATCCAACGTGAGGGCAAGATCTTCGAGGAAGTCATGGAGATCCTTAGGACCTTACAGGCTGGAAAGGACCCCTTTGACAAGCTAGTAGTGGAGACCCTAGTGTTCGACAGCGTGACTAGCCTTGCTGACATGCTCATGATAGAAGCCATGAGAACCAGCGGCAAGACAGCCCTTGACCCCACGAAGAGCAAGCCAGAGTGGGACCATTACGCTATCGTGCAAGCAAGGTTAAAGGCTATCCTCAAGTTTGCCCAAGACCTGGATGTAAACGTCGTGGCCACGTGTGGCACCAAGCTCGAGAAGGACGACATCAGGGGCACGTTTGTGGGCAAGCCCAATATCATCGGTGGCTACAGGGATCTCATTAGCTATGACTTTGACGATGTGGTGTTCATGACCTGCGAGGGTACTCAAGCAGCTAGAAAATACCTTGCTTACACCGGGAGGGTTTCATACTACGAAGCCAAGTCAAGGTCGGGTCTAGCATTCAAGGTTGAGGACCCTAGCTATGCCAAGATGTGGGGAGCAAAGCAACAGGAGGTGTTTTTGAGCCCCAATGTTCCTACATGAGGGCAAAGGCGTTGCCTTTGCGTTACAACGTGCTTTAGGGGGATACCCCCCTAGGAGAACTTATGCCTAAGGTCGCAGTAGCTGGATTGCAAGATGTAAAGCCTGAGGAACTTCTGGCCAACTCAAGGTACACCGTGGACTGCTACAGAAGTCAAATCATTGATCGTGAAGGGGGCAACAAAAGCCTCGCGTTGAACTTCGTGGTCAGAGCAGGACCCACCCAGGAGGGCAACGTGAGCCCTGAGGACAGAAGGCTTTCGGACTTCTTCCCCCTCACCAACTTCGAGAACATGAAGGACGGTGGAACGTTCGTGAAGCGGAAGCTGAGAGAAGCGTGCGATGCCTTTGGGGTTGAGATCGACGATGACGGCAGCTTTGATTCGGATGACTTCCTGCTCAAGCAAGCTGATGTGGTGACCCGCAACAAAGACAACAGGGACACAGGCGTTGCTGAAACTAGCATCAACAAATACCTCAAGCAGTCGTAAGGAGGCCAGAACATGACAGCGTTCAAGAAATGGTGTTGGGCAGCGGTTATTACAGGGGCTGTGTTCGTGATCGTGGGCATCGTGGGGCTCGCAACAGGAGCCATCCCTGCCATTGTGATCGTGATCTTGCAGATCGTCGGCGTGGTGCTCGACATGGTGGGACTCCCCTTGCTAGCAAAACCCACTCCCCCAACACCATAGTGTCTGTTCCCGCTAGGGAGAGGGCCTACCCTCTCCCTTCTCTGTTCGTAGAAAGGATCAGGAAGCTTGTTAATAGCAACCTCCCGGTCATCCCTAAAGACGTTGGCAAGCTGCTCAAAGCTTACCTCGAGGCAGAAGCCTTGCTTGTTGGAGGACATGTCGTTGGCGTGGCTGGAAATAGCAAGGCTCCTGAGAACGTTCCAACATTGGAAGGGGCCAACAGCGCCCTCAAGGAGACGTAGACATGCAGGCAAAAAAGAACAAGTTGAGGAAGTTGACATCTAAGCAAGTGCAGGCCATCAGGAAGGCCTTCTGGCATACTGAGACCAGGTACATGCGCAGCGCGAAGCAACTCGCAGAGCAGTACCACGTCACGGTGCAGACCATCTACAACGTGGTCAACGAGAAGTACTACAGCGAGGTAGCTTAATGCTCAAGGTCAAGATCTTTCGAGGCGTAGCAGAAAGCTTCGATGTTGAGGAAGGCTTCAATGCTTGGAGTACTGAGAACGAAGACATTCAAATCGCAACAGCGCAGTTTGTGGTAGGTGAAGCCGGAATGGAAAAGTTGATCGTGTTCTATACAGAACGTCAGCCAGCTCTCAAGGCATCGGCACGACCCGCAAGTCAGATTGTTCTGCCGTTCCCTCAAGGAACAGAGGTAGAAAACTAGATGAACATGATAGAACGCATAAGCTGGGAGAACGTCGACTCCGGCAACCTTGTGGGCGCCATGGTGTATCGCGTTGTCGTGGGGGAAGGCCCCCACGACATCGTAGAAGCCATAGCAAGGATAAGGTCCCATGGGGTAGGCAAGTTGGTTTGCTTTGCAGGGGACTTCACGCTTGAGAACTCAGACGAGATGTTCACGTTGGTCAAAAGCCTTTACGACATGGGCTACGGCATCGCAGCCCTGAGCAATGGGAAGATCTACTTTCCCTGGTTCACCTTGGTAACGTACCTTATTGTGACTACTGCCACGGCGTGGCCAGGCTTCAAGGTTCAAGAGCTGCGTTGGCAAAGGGCAGACCTACATGCTTGCATGCCAGCAAATCCTGACACCTGTAACTTGTTCGTGGAGGACGTACCAGAAAGGCTGCTAGGCTTCCTGAAGGAGCACGGCAAGGAAAAGTGGCGCATGCTGTTCCACACAAAGGTCATAAGCGAGGAAGTCCTATGATAGGATGGGACGACATTGAGTTCCATTACATCTACGACAAGCACAGGCGCTTGAGAGGTGCCATTGCCACGGATGGCACCCGCACAGGCTACAGCTACATCCACAAGCATGATCTCCACAAAGCAAGCAAGAAGCTCGCACGCAGGATCGCCATAGGCCGCATGCTCACATGCTACCTTGTCAAGGACGAGTTCGGCAACTGGATACGTTGTCGCAACAACAGCAGAACATGGGTACCTAGGGAAGTCTATCCCTACTTGGAGGTCTTATGACAGGTTTGATTTGGTTTTTGTTCGGCCTTACAGTTGGGCTCCTTGCTGCGTTCTTTGCTCACAGCTACGTTCTCGATGCAAAGAAGCCTACAGGGCTCCCTATTGAGACAGCGTTGAGTGAGATAGAGCAAACTATTGCAGCCACGCCGTCGCCGGAACTTTGGGAGCTCTATCAAAAGCTGCTAGCAAAGCACAAGGCAGCAAGTAAATGATGAGAATCCTACCAACAGACATCACTGGCAAGACAACCCCAAGCGTGTACTACTTTGGTGAGTTCAACGTATGGGCAGATTCTCACAACATTGGAAAAGACGAGGGAGAATGGGAACTCTACTGGGAGGCTTGGGCAGATGGCTTTGCGTGGGGGCATGAGTCATGAGAACAATCTTGTTACTTGCGTGCTTGCTTCTAGCGGCGGGAAACCTAGCAAGCGAGCCAATAAAGCACCCCGTTACAGGAGAGCAAGGTTTCTTTGTCAGCGAAGCAGACATGAGGGCAACCTTAGTACTACTGCAGGAACGTGACCTTTACCAAGCTAGCTACGAAAAAGCCATGTTAGAACAAGAGAGCTTACAGATCCAGTGTAGCTGCAAAGCAAAGCTGCACTACGCTGTGATGCTGGCAGAAGGCGTTCTCGTTCTCATAACCACTACTTTATGGCTGCTCAAGTAAGGAGCCTCCATGTTTGTCAGAACAGCAAGCAAGTGCAAGGACTGCCCCTTGCGAGATCGCAAACGAGTATGGGGCCAAGGCAAGCTAACAGGCATAGCCCTCATAGGAGAAGCCCCAGGTCAGGAGGAAGACTTTGAAGGAAAACCTTTCGTGGGCCGCGCAGGTAAGGTCCTCACCTGGGGCGTGGAGAGCGCTCATATCCCGCGTGAAAGCCTTTGGCTCACCAACGCGCTTGCCTGCAGACCCCCAGGCAATAAGATCGATAGCAGCGAAGCACAGCAAGCCCTCATGTGCTGCAAGCCAGGCTTCGATGAAGAACTCGAGTACCTGCAACGATCCAACATTAGAGTCCTTGTGCCCCTGGGAGCTACCGCCTTGCGGGCCCTTGATCTGGATGGCAGCATTACGAAGGTTCGTGGTAGTGTATATCAGGTGGGTTCGTTTGTGGTGGTGCCTACTTTTCATCCCTCGTACATCATGCGGGCGCAGTTCAAGAAGGAAACATCGGAGGTAACGTATAAGTATGTCTGGATCGCGGACCTGCACAAGGCCCATGAACTACTCGAAAAGGGCTGGCAAGCGCCACAAGAGCGCTTCGTTCTACAACCAATAGTTGAGGATGTTCTTGCGTGGTGCGATGAAGCGATCAGCAAGAAAGCCCTCATTGGGGTTGATATTGAGACCGACAGCAGTCACGTGTTCGTTATCGGCCTTGCAAGCAGCGGTGAAGACGCTCTCAGCGTTCCTATCTACCAACATGGAGGCTCCCCTTACTGGGTCAATGGCGATTGGCAACGAGTCAAGCACAAGCTCGACGAGCTGTTCCAACAATGTCCTCTCATGTTCCAGAACGCTTTGTTCGACGTACCGTACCTAAAAGGAGAAAGCTTTGCGATTGACTTTGATCGCGTCCAAGAGGACACTCTTGTACTTCACCATGCAATCTCGCCAGAGCTTCCACACAATCTCGCTTTCATCGTATCGATCTACGGCGAGACACCCTACTGGAAGGCAGACTTACTGGATCGCAGGGGTAGTATTGCTGAAATGCCCGATGAGGTCCTACGGCGTTACAACTTACGGGATGCCGTGGTCCTCCATCAGGTCCTCCCTGGGATGCTCGCTGACCTACGGGAGATGGAGGCTGAAGACGTTTACCGCGAGGAATCTCTCAGGCTACTGGCTCCAGTAGGTGAGATGATAGCCACAGGTTTCAAGTTAGACAGCAAAAAGCTAGAAAGCATCACGCTAGGTTGGAAGCATGAGCAAGCACATCTTGAGGCTACGCTCAAGCATGGTTTACCTTCTGGCTTTAACCTCGACAGCGATGATGACCTACGTTGGTTCTTGTTCGGTATCAAACCCGCGAAGTTCCAAAAGCTAGACAAGCTAAAGGAGTACAACGATGCTAGCAAAACAGGCAAACGCACACTACGTGCTGGGACCAAGATCCACAAGGAACTACTTGCGCTACAGGAGATTGCTCTCAACATACAGCCCGTCTACCTGCTCGAAGGTTGGACTGGGAGGAAAACCAAGACGGGAAGCAGAGCTGTTGATAAGCAAGGTCTCCTCGCTTTCCAGATCCAACTTCAAAACAGGCTCAAGCTAGTCAAGGAGTTCAAGCATGAGAAGTTCAAAACAGAGCAAAGCAAGATCGAAAGCTTGCTTGCGTGGCTCGCAAGCTACAAGGAGTACTCAGAGCTCAGCAAGTTGCTTTCCACGTATACAAGCTATCCTGTTGGCCATGACGGAAGAGTTCACACGCAATTCCTTGTTCATGGAACTACTACTGGGAGGCTATCTAGCAGATCTCCAAACTTACAGAACTTGCCTAAGAAGCATGAAGAAGCAAGGGAACCTTTTGTCGCATCTGAAGGTAATGTGCTGCTTAGCGCTGACTACAGCAACCTTGAGGTTAGAGTGCTTGCTTATGAAACGAACGACAACGCTCTTGTACAAGCTCTTGCAGTTGGAACCAACATCCACGATGAAAATACCAGAGTACTTTTTGGGATAACCCCCCAAGACCCCAGGTGGGAGGTCGCCCGCAGAGCCGCGAAAGTTTTCATGTTCGGTGGCATAAGCTACGGAGGTAGTGATGCAGAGATCCACGAAAAGATATCCCTTGAGTGCCCCGAAATGCTTCTCACTCGGGCTGAGTACATCGCTGCCAAGCATAGGTGGATGTCCGCTCATCCTGCGTATGGCATCTGGGCAGCTTCCATCAGGAAGCAGGTCCACGTTACAAGAACGTCGCGCACGTTCTTGGGTAGGGTCAGAACATTGCATGGAGAACCAAGGGACATAGAAAAGGAAGCCTTGAACACGCCCATACAAGGCGGTGCAGCCCACATCATCAACAGGGCCATGATAGCAATTCATGCTAGAAAGCGAATCTTGAAGAGCAAGTTGTTAGTACAGATCCATGACCAGTTGATTTATGATGTTCCTAAAGCCGAGTTAGAGATCATGATGCTGGTTGTGCGCGAGGAAATGGAAGCCCCCATGAAGTACTACAACAAACTTGCTAGCTTTCCTGTTGACCTTGCAACAGGCTCCAGTTGGGGGGACCTCCATGCAACAGAGGCCTGATGCGTTCAAGGAGCATGAGTATGAGATCTTTTGGAAGCCAGAAGACTTCGACAAGTACCTGCCAGAAGACGGCTTTCTGACAGACTTAGTTCTCACCCTGAGAGGTATTGAGACCCCTACAGTGTTCACACTGTGGACAGGGGTGTTCTTGTTATCGAGCTTGTTGAAACGTGATGCGTACCTGCAGTGGTTCCCCAGCCCGGTGTACCCTAACTTTTATGTTCTCCTCGTGGCACCCCCCAAGGTCTGTGCAAAATCCACCTCCATCAGCTTTGCAAGCAAGTTGTTGTTAGAGTACCCAAGCCTGCTTGGAGGGGTCTTGCGTTACCGCAAGTTGCCCAACATCGTGAGCACGAGGGCTACCCCAGAAAGCCTGTCTGATGCGCTGCTCCCGCAAGAGTTCAAGTATATTGAGGGGACAGAAATCAAAACCTACCGCAAGGGTTCTGAGCTCACTATCATGGCAGGTGAGGCTAGCACTTTCCTGGGCAAGCAAAAGTACAATGTGGGCTTGATAGATCGTTTGGTGCACCTTTATGACAGCTCTGACATGGATCAGGATCGCACCAGGAAGACAGGGGTACAGGTCTTTGAGAACACTTACGTTACCCTCATCGGAGCCACGACTCCTGAAGGTGTGAGACAAAGCATACCTGAGGAAGCCTTTGAAGGGGGCTTCATGAGCAGGTTGATTGTAGTCTATCAGAACCACGCGACTAGAGCGTTTCCCTTCCCACGCATGGTAGGACCAGGCAAGAAAGAACTAACAGAACGCTTAGCTTGGATTGCAGAGAACGTTCAAGGTGCTTACGTGCTAGAACCAGAAGCAATAGATCTCCACAAGGACTGGTACATGGAGTTCCACAAAGGGCTAGAACTACGTGAAGGCACCGAACGTAATAAAGCTATGTACCACAGGTTTGATATTCACCTGTTGAAACTAGCTTTGATCTTGCGAGCACAGCGTTATGAGAAGGGCAATGTAATCACCACGAGGGACTACCTGCAAGCACGCAAGATCTTGGACGTGACCCTCGAACGTGATCATAGCCCTATTGAGGACGTAGGGGCTAGCACCTATGGCAAGCATTACAACCGTATCAGGAAACTGATCTCAGAACAGCCCCGCGTGCGCATGAAACTCTTGCAAGCAATGAGTCCTTATGAGTGCACTGCTGACAACGTGAGCAGCATCGTGAACAGCCTTGTTGAAGAAGGCAAAGTAAGCATAACCCTCGATGGCAAGAACAACACTATCTGCAGCAAGACCGGAAGGGAGGTCTACACATGGGCAGCAAGCTTAACGAAGCAGTAAGGAAGGAGCTTGCTTCACGCAAGCTAGCAGGGGAGAGCACAGCTAGCATAGCAGCAAGCTTACATGTCAGCGAGAGAACTATCTGGCGCATGCTCAAGCTAGAAGGTGTCGTGCTCAAGAGAGGCCGTAAGCTCAAAGATGACTTTTCGTGCTTTGCCAAGTACCTACAAGCACACCCTGAAGTGAAGCTGCCACGCAGCATCAAAGCTTGCAGCAAGCTGTCAGGGTGCTCTGCAGATAGCATCAAGATGTACTTGTACAGGCATAGAAGGGACATCTTGCAAGCAGTAGGCAAGTTGAACTTCACAACGCTGCCCCTCAAGATCAAGGACGTGAAAGGCCGTGTCATACCTTGTAGGGCTATTGAGACCTATAAAGTACGGGTTGAAAGCTGGACCCACGCAGTCAGGCTAGAAGCCAAGCTCAAGGGGGGAGCAGGACTAGCTTTGTTCAGGTTGTCTTCCAAGCTAGCCCTTGCTCTAACAGAACGTTATGGCCCGCCTTCGATCCAAGAGGGCACAGGGGTGCCCCCTGTGGCGGACAAGAACGCATGCCAAGGCTTACCGGCTTCAGCGAACTTGGCAGCATCGACTAGCTTGCGCAGTTCAAAAGCACCTGGCACAAAGGACTGAAACATGCGTCCTTTGGTGGGGTTGAAGTTGGGTACCCCGTCTTTGATGGTGATGCCCCAAACGTCAGCCCGTGCCTGTGCGCCGCGTTGTCCGGGTGCTAGACCACTTAACGTATTGATGCCCAGTTGCCAAACAGGTCCCCCTGTGAATTGCATAGGTGTCCAAGGCAAGAAGTCCTGTGCTTTGATACCGAGACCGTATTGCATCGCTCCTATGATGGCAGCAGAGTTCCAAAGCCAGCTAGCTACGAAGGTAGCCTTGCCAGCTGCGCTGCCGTACTTGAGGTTGCGACGTATGTTCTCAACGTAGTACAAGGGATAGTGGCCCATCATACCGAACAACTTGCCTACCACACCCCTGAAGGCCATGGGGGACATCCCTGCCCTATAGGGGAACATGGTCCAGTTAGTCATGTGGGAGGTATACAAGCCCCTGAGACCTCCCCACTGGCCATTGCGTGCGAGCTCTAGGGCTTGGTCTTTCACCTGAGGGGGTACTGAGTTCAGGCCAGCCAGTTCCAGGAAGTTCTGCTCTGGCATGTTGAGGCCACCTTTTAGGCTAGCCTGGTAGCGTTGCAGGGCATCATCAAAGCGCATCCCTGCAGCTTCATAAGCCACAACACGAGACCATTCATCGCTGTTGCGGTACCAACTCATGCCCTTGTTCAAGAACTTACCCATGAAGGTCTCGGGTCCCAGGGACTTCAAGGTTTCCTCGCCACCTGCAACAGGTAGATTTGCAGCAAAGGTCCCCATAGCACGGTGGTGGTCGAACAGGCTCCCGTCAACGTCTTTGGCTACTTTCTGGATCGCTAGCTTCACCCAATGATTGCCTCGAGGACCAAGACTTGGTGCCAGCACGTTGTACACCTGCAACATGTTCCTAATAGGCAATAGGGGTTTGAAACCCATCGTGGACATGTAACTCATGCCAGTGAAGAACTTGATGAGATCCATTCCGAGACCTTGCTCTATGCCGAACTTCTGCAACGCTGCCAAGCTGCTTTCTTTCATGGCTTTCTCGAAGCCCCCTTGAGGCAAGCCCATGACGTCACTCATGTAGGCCCACATGCGAAGTTTCCCTACTTCATCAGTGCTCTCAGTAACTAGCTTCACCACTTCACCCCAGGTGTCCTTCAGGAGCAACTCACGGTGGCCAATAGCACCATAGCGTATGACTGCAGCGAGAGGGTCTAGCTCTTGTGAGAGTGCCAGAACATCGCTTACCCTGGTGTGCTGGAAGAACGCATCGATTTCCTTGGGGACGTTCTGGCCAAACACGTCCTTTAGGTATTCATTGATGCTGCCATCAGTGTACTTGGCTTGAGGATTACCTAAGAAGTGTTTATTCATTTTAGGAAAGTAGTCCTGCAAGAACCCCGCGACACCAAACTTCCCATGTAGGCCTTCTCCAGGTTTCACACCCCAAAGCTGCCTCAATAGCCTTCCTGCATTGAGCTCTGTCTCAGTAAGGCCTCTTGCAAGAACTACTGCAGGCTTGTCTGCATCGCTAGCACGGAACCATTCGCCTATGAACACCCTGCGTTCGAGCTTCATGGGTTTCTGGTTTGTATCCAAGAAGATGGTATGTGCAAGCTGGCCTAGCTCGTTGTCCTGACCTCGCATGACACCCCTGATGTCCTCGATACCCATTACGCCCTTTAGCAAGTTGGGATCTCCACCCTTTGCAGTGTGGCTCTCAAACCACCCCACCGTGCCGCGCCAGTACTGGCTCACGGTGTCCCACTGCTTGCCAAGACGTGTTTTGGGTTCATTCACAACTAGCAGTTCTGGCGGAAAGGTCCCCTCAGCAGGCTTAGCAAAGGTCTCGTGTCCTATATAGCCAGACAGCTCTGGCATCCATTCAGGGGTGGGCACCTCAGCGATGCGTGCATGCAAGGCTTCTGTGCTGTTGAGCAAGATAGCCTTGCCAGTGCTGTCGTAAGCAAGCCACTTGCCGTTCTCAGGGACAATCCTCAAGCCTTTATGCAGGGCTGTCTTGCGGATCTCCTCGAAGTCTTTCCAACCCCCCTCGAGGTAGCCCTTCATGCTCGCCATGTCGTTGAAGACACGACGTTCGTTGATCTCAGGGATGAAAACCTCAAGTTGTTTAGACAACTTGCTGCCAGACAAGTACCCTTGCCCTGTAGCTTTCAAGTAAGTCTTGTTCTCGCTAAGCACCCTATCCTCAAAGCTATCGAACTCCTTGAGGATGTCCTCGTAGTTGCCTGCTAGCAAGCCGTTCTTGTATTGCACCTCAACTTGCTTGCCTGGTATGACTATGGCAACCTGGGGGCCTAGATCGCTGGGGATCTTGGGCATGATCTCGGGGTTGTTCGTAAGCAAGTCCTCTATGTTCTTGCCCTTGTAGAGCACGTTGGTGGGAGCTTTCCTCAGGTAGACCTGGAGTTCTTTGTTCGTGGGGTCTAGCTTCAGTGAAAGTCCCTGTCTGTTCAAGAACGTCCTCAGGTAGGGCTCGTCTACTGTTTGAGCGATCAAGGTTCTTGCTAGGGCCTCGTAGCTGTCAAAGCTAGCTTCACGCACAACAGGACTAGCTAGATCCCCTGCCACTTCATGGATGCCTAGCATCACCTTACCTGTGGCGTTGTCAAACTTCACGCTTGCGTTCTGCAACGTCCCAGCAGCATAGTTGACCCACTCGGGGGAGAACACCTGCTGCTTGGCTAGCAACTTGGGGAAGTCCCTTGCAAAGCCCTTCTCCATGAGGGTCTTCTGCGTGCGCACCATCTGTTGGGGCATAAGGATGTCCTGCAAGCCTTTAGCTAGACTTTCAGGGCTCGCTGCACGCAGGGACTTGCCAGTAAGTTCCCCACCCAAGCCAGTATACACTGTGCCTTGCTGACGCATGATACCCTGGAGCTTACCTTTAGCATGCACTGACACAAGGCCAGTACGGTAGCTTGTTAGAACACCCTCAAGAGCTCCCTTTGCTGTAGCAACCTTGCCCCTTACGAGATCTACTGGGGACATAGCAAAGTTTCCGCCCTTGATGGTCCCTGAAGTAAGAGCAAACTCCCACTCCTTGGGGGCGTTCTTCTGTACCCACCCGATAGGCTCACCCGCGAAGCTGACTCCCCTGCGGGAAGTACCCTTTGCCCTGGCTGTGACTTTCAAGTCCTTGATAGTTACCTTACCAAGATCATATGGCCGTACTGTTACAGCAGCTTGTTTGCCTACCATCTTGGTGGGGTAGATATCGAGACTGTCTAAGTACTGCATGATGTTCTGCAGGTAGCGCCCTTCACCTACTGCAGGGTCTATCTTGAGGGGTAGTTCTAGAAAGTCCTTAGGGTTTTCCCTGCTATGTATGCGGATCATCTTGTCAGCAGCATAGCTTCCCCTTACGTTGCTCGTGCTCTCAACAGGGGCTTTCACGAAGTCCACCAACAGTCTGTTGAGGTTCTCCTCAGGAGCTCCTGAGATCCTAGCGTATTCCTTCACGAACTGCTGCAAGTTCACCCTGTCGTACTCAAGGGTAGTAGGGTTGACTGCAACAAGTTTTGCTGCCAGCTCAAGACGTTTTGAGTCAGCAAGAGGTAAGTTGCCTTTGAGCACTTCACGGATCTCAATATGCTGACTCGCTGCAGTGTAGGTCTTCAACATGGGCTCAGACAGCTTGGGTGCCTGCATCATGCGAGGTAGCAAGTCGGGGTAGTCTTTCATCAACCCTGCATTGATCTGGTAGCCTTGTCTCAGAGCATCACTTGCAGCTAGCTTGTGGATGTAGTCAACATTGAAGTCCTGATAGCCTGTCATGTGGGGTTGACCTGGTTCCTGCGCCCACTTCCACCCATACATGTGATCTTTCACATGACGTAGTTCATGTGCTATGACTAGCTTCTGATCTGCTATATCTTTCATGCCTGAGAAGTCTAGCCTATAGTTGCCAGTCTCGTAGTTGTACTCTGTGATAGCCCAAGCGTTCTCGCTAAGCCTTCCATCAATGTTCTTGCTCACGTTGGTGCCGTTGTCCCACACAACGTCTAGCTTCTTGGTGTCAATACTCCATTCATCTGCCACGGCTTTGAGCCAGTTTTCATTGCTGTCTGACAGCTTGAGACCAAAGCGGCGTTCTAGTAGAGCACCACCGTAATCCATCAACATGGCTTGAGAGCTCGCGTAGCCCTGAGTTTCCCAGTTGCCGTGGACGTACTTCTCAAAAGCCTTTCGAGACATACTCGCTGGGGTGGCAGGCAGACCTTCTACCACCACGTTCTTGAGCAAGGTCTTTCCCTGGAGCACGTCAGCAACTTCTTGGGGTTTCAGCACAGGGAACATCCTAGTACGCCCTGCTTGTTCATAGGTCTGCGAAAGCCACGCTGTCGCGGCTTTGAAGTCAGCAAAGTCCATAGAACTACCCATGCCAGTCTCATAAAGCTGAATAGCTTTGCTCTTGATGCTCTGTGCCACGGCGTAGTTGTTGGAGTTCGCCAGCATGGTGAAGATCTTCTCAGGCTCCGCTGAGGGCAAAAACCTGTTCACCGCCACTGTCGTGCGCATGTTGTCAGTGGCAAGCTGCGCTGCTTTAGGGTAGCGAGCCAGTTCATCGGTGCTTATGTTAGCACCAGAGATAACCCTTCTCATGAAGTCTTGAATGCCTTCATCGTTGAGGCCTTCGTAGTATGCTTTGTGTTGGCCTTTGGGTAAGAACGCTAGCTTGGCCCCCCTCAGCAAGGGCCACACTGTGTCGGTGGCCATGTTCATGAGAGCGTCACCAAGGAAGTAACCCCCAAACCACTTGGCGTTCTTCTTGAGCAAGTCAGCTATGTTGGCATCTTTGGGGGCTTGATTGAGCACAGCAAGCATGTTCTCACGCAGTACCCCTATCGCTGCAGTGGTGCTCGCGTGGGCTGCTGCACCAGCGAGACCCCAAAGGGCGATCTTAACAGGGCTCGTGGCCTTGCTTGCTGCACTGATGATGCCACGCATGGCTAGCTTGCCGAGACCTACAGGAGCCGCACTTCCCCCTGTGATAGGCAGCAACATCAAGAACTCTGCCATGGTAGGCAACACTGTTGAGGCTATCTTGAGCAAGCTCGTCCTTCTTGACATGTCTTCATCGGGTGCTATTTCAGCCTCAAAGAAATCAGAAAGCCTCATTCGATCACGGGGGTTTGCAGCCCAAAACTGAGAGGCCTCCAACTCAGGAGACCTCACTACATCTTTCTCGTGTGCTATCAAGGGGGCTATCAACTTCGTGCCAAAAAAGTTAGTTAGCATGCTAGAGTTAATCAAGGAACTCTGTGCTACGAGGTTGGACATGTACTTGAGAGCCTTTTTATCGCCCTTCTTGGCTCCCTGAGAAAGTGTAAGTGCCTGCACTTCAAGATCCTTGTCTCTCAAGGCAGGTCTAGTAAGAACAATGTTTCCTAGAACCTCATATTGTGCTCTTGGTGAGAGAGACTTAAATTGATCGTCTACTGCAAGATAATCGCTTGCTATTTTGCTGCGAACCTCCACTTGACCTCTGTAAGAAAGGTCTTGGAACTTTTCATCGTTGTCCAGCTCCAGCATCTTCTGGAGCAATACCTGTCCTCCCATGTTATTGGAAGTATCCTTGAGCTTCCGCGCTTAGAGGAGTCTCTTTGTTCACCGTTGGGTTGCTCCCAGGAGGAGCTCCTGTTTTAGGACCCGGGAATCCAAAGTTCTCTCCTACAACTTCTCCCATTCCAGGAATCTTTTGCCCAAGCCCCAAAAGGTTTAAGAACCACCCTGTTGCTGGCGTGGTGTTGCTCCTCACATCGAGACTCCCCAACCACTGACCATTCGCATCGAAGTACTGCCAGAAGTTTGTAAGGACTCCAAGAACAAGCTCCCTTTGCTGTTTGTAGATAGGATTTGCCATAGCAATGTTCCATTCCTTAGTGACCTTCACGAGGTCATCAGGATTGTTCTTCATTGCAGTGCTCATTACATCCTTGAGCATAAGCAAGCCTGCCTCGTAGCTTTTCATGAGCAAGGCTCCTTGCTGAGTTTTGAGCCATTCTTGCGCGGTACCAGTAAGCATTTGTGTTTGGAGATAATTTGATAGAGCCTGAAACTGTTCTGTGTTCAGGGCTTTACCCTTGATACCTTCAAGACCCGGGACTTCTACTGTGATCTTGAAGACCTTCTCACCCATGCGTTCCTCTTGTGCCCTTGCAGTCTGTGCATTGTACGCTGCGGTGTTGATCCCTGCTACAAATAAGCTTTGACCTTTTTGCGCATCACCATTTCCCAACATCTTAAAGTAGCTATCTTTGGCAATCTCTTGGAAACGGCTTGTTCCTTTAGGTAAAGAGGAAAAATACTCATTGAGCGCTCCTGATGTTCTTGCAGCATCCCCCTTACCAATCTCAACTCCCGCTGCGCTCTTCGCAAAATGCTCGTATAGATTCTTGCCAAGCTTCCAAGCAGCCTTGTTTGGCACTGCATCAGGTTCCACGAAGGGAAGCACAACACCCTGCTTGGCCCCTGAAGGGACAAAATCCTTAGGAGGCTCTGTCCTGGGATCTATGGGAACATTGGTTTTGAGCACCTTTATCTGCTCTGTTTTCTTGACAGTCTTTGTAGGAATCAAGGACTCCTGCAAGGCAAGCGAACTCGCAAGCCCTTCGTCAACGACAACACCGTTGATAGTCCCTTTAGAAAGCCAGTATGTCTTACGGCCCCCTTGCCAAGCAGCAAGTTTCTTGGGGTCCTTCGCAATATCAGCAGTAGGTCCTGTCCCCACAACCTCAATGGGTTGCGCCATTACAGCAGCACCCCCATGAGAAACCATCGCGGCTGCCTCTTCTGGGGTGATTTTTACAGTTGCCTGTGCAGGAGGCTGCCTGGAGGGCTGTTGTAGAGCAGAAGAAGCTCCAGCAACTCCTAACCCTGCTGTAGGGGTCCTTCTAGCAAGCATTGCTTCTGTCGCAGTCTGCCTTCGTGTTGATATAGGAACCTCTGCAGGGAGTCCTTCTCCTATGTTCCAACCAGCAGACTTAGGAATATCTCCTCCTACAAGCTCATAACGAGCCCGCTCTGCCAAGGGGATCTCGGGGTTATTGGTCCTGATCTGATAGAGAGCTTTGTTCGCTTCATCGAGGGTGATTTCCTTACGTTGATAAGCCCCCAAGACAGTTTTGCTGAAGGAAGCCTTAAACTCTGCCTGTCGTGCGGGGTCTGTGATGCTTTGATACCACTCATGGGTAGTTCCTACTTTGGCGGGGTCTAGTCGTCCTCCCTTAGCATCTCGTTCAAAGATTGCCTTGTAATCGCTGTAAACCTGGTTAAGTACCGTGTTGTATTGAGGGCGCTCCACAGGAGCTGCAGGGGTCTCCGCTGTAGCTGCTTTGCCCTGACCTGAGATCTTCTTAGTACCTACAATCTCTTGGTAGTTCGTAATGGTCTTGAGTTCAGTTTCCAAGTCTGAAGGACCCAAATCAGCGAGGGTGCCTTTCTCACCGGAAAGGAACTTATTCACTATTGCAGTCTGAATGTCTATCTGGGAAAACGGTGCTTCTAAGGTAGCCTTTGCCCATTGCGCGATAGCTGCATCAGACATACCTAGCGAGGAATAAAGGTTCTTATACATCTCTCCAAACTCATCGAAGGCCGCAAGGGGTCCTACTCCATCAGCCCCAAAAGCACGTTCAGCGTACTTTTTATCAATGCTTTCCAACAGTTTGAGGTTTTTGTTAAGATCCTGTTCCCTTTCCATCAACTTCAACTGCTTAGCGTTCTGCATGAGCTTTATGCTTGCCTGCATGCTTTCGTTGGCATACTTGAGTGCGCTCACGAGGGGGTTTTCTTTTCCTTGTATAACGGTAGGACTAGATATTGCCACATTAACCTCCTATAGCATTGCACCGAGCACCGTAGCTCCTGTTGCAGCATTGCTTGACACATAACCCATAAGGTCTCCCAACCAGGTGTTCTGCTGTACATAGGTCGGCTGCCAGTACTCAGGTGCAGCGAGGCTTCCACCAACCCCCGCAAGCTGCCCAAAGAGGCCTTGCTGGCTCTGTAGCAATCCTGCTCCTGCCCCTGCAAGTTGGCCTGCTAGCTGGGTTTGCATTGCCATGATGTCCTTCGCGGCGCCAGCTTGCACTTCAGCAGCAGCTTTGCCCGCTGCCCCCGCAGCCCCGCTACTGTAGTAAGCGTTCTCCTCGTTGTAGGGTGTAATCGCTGCCTTTACAGCCCCAGGTGTTATGGCATTGGCATAGTCCTGCGCAGCTTTCGCATAAGGGCTATTAGCTCCCACAGCCTGCTCAAACAACCCTGGCAGGGCTTTCATGAATGCCCCCATGGGGTCCATGGCGCTTTCCTGGATGCCTCCCATGAGGCCCATGATTTGCTTCATGAAAGCGTCTGTTTGGGGGTTTACGTTCTTGACATCGCTAGCACTGCCATAACCTTTTACTTCTGTCACGTTGACCTCCTTGCTTCCGTGATGGAAAGCTGCACTTCAGGCAACACAGCATAGAGGGCCTTCATGTAAGGCAAGACTCTTGCTACATAGGCTTTTCGTTTGTTCTCCCTATCTGGCAACGCACCTGCGTTGTAAACACCCAAGCCTTTCTCAAGGCCGTATTTCTCAACGTTCTGCCTGAGGAACCTAACCCCATAGGCTATATGTGCATCAACATCGTTCTTGAATTGAGGATGAAACCTTGAGTTAAGCTGGAACAACCCAAAGTCCACTGAGCCGTCTTTGTTGGGTTTTCCTTTCACCTTGGACTTGAAGTTGCTCTCGTGTCCCACAACAGACAACGCCACGATGGGATTGAAGTTCTGCTTGATGGCTTCTTTCCAGACCTTCTCCACTAGCTTTACGTCCCATTTGTTCTTGCTCGCTAAGGCCTCGTAGAGCTTCAAAGCTTCACCTCCTCCCGTAACAGGCTGTAGATATGAATGTCTATCAAGCGTCCTTTTGCTAAAGCCGCTGCTCTCATGCAGCCCTCGTGACGGAAGCCAAGACGTTCCTGCAAGAACCTCCTCACGGCCCTGGCGTAGTCCGCCACGTAGGTCTCCAAACGTTCTAGCCTGAATGTAACAAAGGCCCAAAACAAGCACTCCCGCAAGCACACCTGCCTTGAGCTGAGGTGCTTGTCCCAGAAGGTAGCATGAAACTCTGCCTTGTGGCCAGGCACGATGTGCTTGATGAGCACCAAGCCCCCCTCGAGCTCCAACGTGATGCTGTCGCGGGCCAGAAAGTTCTCCAGGAAGACTTCTGGATTTTTCATGTCCTCGTCGGTGAACAGACTCTCGAAAGGCTTTAGCTTCTCCCATAGGTCAAAGAGCTTCTCACGTGAGAATGCTGCAAGTTTCACCCCCATCGGCAAGTCCATCAAGAATCCTCTCGTCCAGGTACTTCGCCGCCGAGTACCCTTACTTTCATGGTGATCTCGTTGAGCACATAAGGTGCTATATCAGCAACAGAAGTCAACCTGAACCTCACGCAAGAACCTCTCATGCGGAAGTTCACAGCACCCTCGTCATGGTCTGCTAGAATGCGTAGCGTGCCTAAAGGCTTCCAATGCTGCCCACGGTCGTTGGAAGCTTGCACAATGAAGTCCAAGTTGCTTGTCACCCAGGTCTCAAGCTTCACCCCAAACTGGTAGAACAATTTCTCATCATCAGGGAGATTGTAGTCCATGTCACGGGTAATCAACTCAACCCCTATTGCGGTGCCTTCATCGTTGTTGCTGTCAACCACGTACTTCCAAATAGTGTCATGCTTGAGGATGTAGACATCCTTGATTGTGGTACTGGAGCCCTTGATAGATTCCCAGGTGGGAAACCCCGCAAGCTCAGAACCTGCCCATGTGGCTGCAGCCTTCACGATGCGGTAATGTACCAAGGCAGCATCTGCTGGCGCAACATCAACCATCTCGAGGGTAGTAAGATTAGTCACGCTGAGCACCGTGGTAGCAAAGTCATAGTTGCCAGTCCCAAGTGTATCCACAAGAACACTGTCTCCAGCGGCCACTACAAAGGCCGTTACCCAGTCAGTTCCGTTGCCCACAAGGGTAGCGTCACCAAGCACTGTTGTGACATGGCCGGTGTCATAATCTTGCGATACAAAGGTCTCCCAAGTCAAGCTATTGACCCACGAGTTCGTAGCTAGCATGTGGCAGTTGATGTCCTCCCACGTCCAGGCTTTGGTCTTGTAATTGAAGCTCCAGATAGCCTCAATTTCGTTGGTATCCTTAGGAAACCCAAACAACACCCTATCGTTGAGCAAGTCTGTCGCGGCACAGATCTTCCAGTGACGTGTAGGTGCTACTTCAACGATGCTGCGCTTCACGATAGGGGTTCCTATGGGAGCAAGCCCGTTGGGGCTTAGAGCATAGATGTCGTCTTGACCTACAAAGAACAAACTGTCTATCCAACTAGTCACGGCACGCATGCCAAGCAGCCCTACACCGCCGGTTTCTAGCTTCTGAAAGCTCAAGGGCAAGTTGAGCAAGTTGGTCTGGCGTCCCACATAGATTGCATCATCAAAGAACGCTACGAGGAAGTCCCCCAAGGGCACCAAGCGCTTGATCTCACCTTTCACGTAAGGCAGATCTAGATAGCCTCCATTGGTGAAGTCATCAAGGTCGCCTAGCTCTGTCCAACGTATGCGTTGCCTGCATTGCTGGCCGCCTTCAAAGATGTTTGCTATCCACACCCTGTTCTTGAAGTACGTCACACAGCTCGGTATCAAGTCTGTCTCAGCAGCGTTGTAGTCAGTAAAGTCAGTACCATTGTAGCTGTAAAGGAACCTACTGGAATCAGCAAAGAGAATCTTAGGTGTTCCCCCTGTGATGACAACGCTATCTACAATATAGGGCTGTGTCGCACCAAAGGACCTTCTGATCTTCCAGTTAGCCCCATGGTAGCTTCCTGAGGCCCCCGAAGTGAGAACGAGGGCTGTTCCATTTGTGATGCTTGTAATCTCGTCAGCAAACTCATAAGTAGCACCATACACCAGCACATCACGATAACCAAGTTCATTTACGCTATCGTTCCAATGAGTGTCAATGTCCGCAGCAACAGCGGTGCTCCCTGCAGTGGTGGTAACATGACTTGTCCCAGGAGCATACTCCCAATAGAGCCCCGTGGTAGTCCCTAAAGTGATCTCATAAACGAACTTCTGATCCATCGCAATGAGTTTCTGGACACCCGACACAGACCAGAAGCTATCCAAAGCCTGCCAAGGAGGGTAACTCGCAGCAAGGCTGTTAAACAACTTTGTCCCAGGTCTCCTTTTGAGACCTCCTCCTGTTGCAACAAGGTTTTTAGCTTCCAAACACGCCCCTTCAGCAACCATCTGAGGGGGCACGTTGAGCACAATGCCTTTGTTGTACGGCCTCTCAAAGCCTGTTTGGGAGTTCCCTGGAATGACTATGCTTTCTGCAGTAGCCATCTAAGCCTTTCCTTTGGTCTTGCTTGTAGGCTTCGCAACTTTCTTGGTCACAACGTTAGCAGTAAAGTACGCACCCCCTACCCCCGCAATAGCAAGGAAGCAGTTGCTTGCTGTTGCTTCAGTGAAGTGCTTAAATACCATAATGAGCACCAAGCACAGCACCAGGCCTGCTATGGCAGCCAACGCGACCCAGACCTTTCTCATGCCTTCCATGTTCTAGCCTCCTATGCTCGTGCAAAAACACGTTTGCTCACAAGCTTACCTTCCCTTACGGTGCGAGAGTCCCCATAAGGGTCATAGTCAAAGGTCACAAAGTGAACAACAGTACCTGAACCGGTAGTCCTTTCCCAACGATCAATGATAAGCTCACCTGGCTTTGCTATGTAATCTGGGCCTTCTGTTCTCTTGGTCCACTTCACCCCCGTGATGTCAGATAGAAGTGCTGCTGCATCGAGTACCAAGCAGTTCATCGTGACTTGTTCCTTACCCAAAGCCTCTAGGAAGATCGGTATGACATCAAGCCTCTCGTGTACTTGGCTTTCTCCCAGATGCACGATGCAATCAACGTAGCACCCGTCCTTACCCAGGATCTCCATCAGCTTCTGACGAGGTTCGTTCATTGCTACTCCCTCAGGTGCTCTACAAGCATTGCCTCAATGCGCGAGAGTGATAATTGGATAGTATCGTACTTGTTCTCCAGCACGCTGATCCGTATGTTGTTTGCCGACACGTTGACCTGTGTGGAGACTTGAGCATCCTTGAGATCTTCTATAACCCTCATTCGCATGGCAAGCGTTCCTGTCACGGTCCACCCCATGACTGCAAGAGCCACAGCGATGCACATCCCGATGATCCACTTGACTGTTCCTTTGCCGTTTTCCACGCGATCTCCCTTCTTAATGCACCACGCAAACCACGTCAGGATTTGCCCCATTGCGATACAGCTCGCCAACGGCGAGGCCCCCAGCCACAGCAGCAGCGTTGTTCGCATAGACAACAAGCCCGTCCACAACAGGAGCCCTTCCAAGCCTGAACTGCCAGCTAGACAACAGTTTGAGATATGCCTGTGCAACAGGAAGTCCCTTCTCAAGTCCCACGCTAACTTCAAAGCCATCAAAGGGGAACACATCAGCATCGAGGGCATCGAGGTCTATTGAGCCCCCACGGGCATCTATATCAAGGGGTTGTTTGCTCATTCTTCACCTATGGCACGTAGTGAACAACTGCATAGCCAGTTCCAGTACCCACCACAAGATTTATATAGGCATGTACGTTAGTAGCATCTACTGCAATTTTGTCCAAAGTACGTCCACTAGGAGGAGTTACAGAGATGCTTCTGATCTTCGTGACATCTAGTCCATGAGCCGCACTGGCTGCTATATCGAATATCGGCCAGTTAAGAGTAAGAACCTTTGTATAAAGACCTGTAGCTCCTAAGCTAGCAAGACTCGCCCTTGAAGCTCCTTGCATGACATTAAGAGCAACAACAGTCCAACCAGAACCGACCCAAACTTTTAGGACATCCAAAGTGGTATCGTACCAAAGCGCCCCGTTTTTAAGAGGACTCCCAGAAAGTCCCACTGTAGGAGCACTTTCAGTAGGTAGGTAGTAGCTAATCGAACTTCCTGCCTTATGCAGCCAGTCAAGAGCAGCAACCCCCCCAGTAGCGTCAGCATCGTAAGTTGTGTGTTCATTCTTGATACGTTCCTGTATCGCAGCACGCAGTGCTCTGATCTCATCGTCACCTTGCGTTGGGGTGTCAGAAGTTCTAGGATTGTCCAAGAACGTAGAGTTCCATGTAGCCACTATGTCCTCCTTAGCTTGCCGTAGTCCTGCCTACGGTCATCACGCACTTCACCCAGACTGACAGTTCTCTGGATGTAGTCTGTTATGTCACGCTTCACGCTATAAGCAGAAGCATTATCTCCAGCCCTTCTGAAGCCCCACCAGAGCCCCCACAACGCAATAGCATAATGGTACTGTTCTGAAAGTTCTGGTTCATCTGTCGCAGCAGCCATGTCAGTAGGTGCGCGGTAGTACTCCATCTGGACCCACTCATTTGAATCCCAAGCAGAGTTGAAGTAAAGTGCGTTGCCCCTGCGAAAGTATTTCGTGGGAGCGCCCATAGAGAGCAAGTCAAAGGTGGACACTTTCTCAGCAAGCATGATCTCTTGCTGATCTGCCACATTCATCAATTTGAGAACTTCTAAGAAGTTGCCTTCAGTTCGGAACCTATCACTTGCCACAGGTAGTACAATGTTCACATTTGCAAGGGTGTGGCTCGCAGTTACCAGGTACAGCCTTCTCGGACAAAGTGTCACAAGTTCCCCTGCAACGGGAGCAGTTGTAAAGTCCGAGTCTAAGGTAAGGGTTCTCGTTGCCCCTACATAGTCCATTACAAGTTTAGTCTCCCCAGAGACCTCAATGACCCACCCCACATAGGCATCGTCAACCATGATAATATCAAGTTGGGGGGGAACGTACCAGGGGGACAAAATCACCTCATTAGCCAATGCAAGTGACTGATCCTCCAAGGTATTGGTAGTCCCCTTCGTCTGGAAGTAGCACTCTCCATAGAGGTTGTTATGGCGAAAGACCCTCGCGGTTGCGGGGTCCTTCCAAAAGGCAATCTGTCTCTGGCCCTCGTTTGCTACCCACGTAAGCAAGGGTCCCCCTGCGTACTGCACGTCTGTAGTAGGGTCTAGATCGCTAGGCTCTCCTATCTGCTGCCAAATCTCTTGACGGAGCAACTCTAATGTCACACTTGACCTCCTTGCATTGTTGTGCTATATTGAACAACATGAAACACTACAAACACTACGTCCGAATCTTGGTTGACCCCTTGCACTTGTCTCTCCCCGAACTTGCTTATTTGGCAGGTATCATAGATGGGGAGGGTTGGATTGGATGGGCTGGAAGAGCCCCTTGTGTGAAGATCTGTAATTGCAAGGCTAGTCTGTCTGATTGGCTTGAACCCCGCATTCCATTTGGAAAGACAAACTGGTATAAACCCAGACCTGGGGGGAAACAGAGGTTTTTTATTTTCCAGATCAGGTCCGTGAGAGGGACACAAGAACTGCTTCGAAGAGTACTCCCCTATTTGGTCATTCGAACTGAGGCGGCAAAAACTATGTTGAGTCGTCTCAATGAAGGTTGGGGTCTTGGCTAGCACGATTCATACCTCCTACTGGTAGTACACCAGAAGATAACCTGATTGCATCGTTTGGACAATCAAGCCGTTCTTGTTCTCGAAGATAGGTTGAATATCGTTGAAGTTAGGACCATCAGCCTCAGCAGACCAAATGAGATCCCCCGCAGCATCGTTCACTACCAGCACGTGTCCTGCAGTGGTGGCTCCCACCCAACGCAAGTAAGTCAACCTCCAACGCCCTGTTAGAGCATCAGCAACAGTAGAGCACTTGATAGGGCTTTTCCCTGAATTGGTAACAGCCAAAGCTAGAACCTCCTATGTGAGGCAGTTAGGTTACGACCCCGCCGCCGCCAGTAGTTACGTTTGCCCCCCAAGAGAACGTCGAAAGTTCTCACAGTAAGGTCTCCAAGTTCATGAGCGAAGCCCCGCACCCTTACAGTGAGATCCCCGTACTCGAGATAATGCCGCAGGCGTAGAGCCAGATCCCCCAACGTCATGCTGTTACCCGTACCTGCACGTAGCGCCAGGCTTTCGTGCCGCTAGCATAGGGCTCCCAAGCAGGCAGCACAGCATCCCAAGCAAAGCTAGTTGCACTTCCACGCCATTCGATGGTCCCTATTCCAGTACCAGTCTGATATGCATTCACCACGATCTCGAGGTGCTTTAGCACTGCGGTCCTAAAGTCCTTCACGCTAGAATAGAAAGTCTCCCCTGCAAGCAGTTGGAGCCTTCCCCAGCTTGAGTCAAAAACTGCAGGCGAGCCCAAAGCGTCTTTCCACTCATCCCAAGGGGCTCCTTCTTGCACAAGAGGATGTTCCTCACCCCAAGTCCACCCAGTGTTGAAGTACACATGCAAGGTGTGCAAGCGTGCCACAGCATGCAGGTGCCCCACGAGGAATGCTGTGCTCGCGCTAGTTGAGAACGTCTCAAGTTCTGCTGTGGCAGTCAGGTTTCCTGCCATAACCCTTACAAGGAGGCCTCCTGTCCAGAAGGCATCAGGAAGCACCCCTTCAGCAACAAGGCAATCTACCTGCACGATCTCGTTGTGAGAGACCAACGTACCAGGCAACACCCCAAGGGCGTTCAGGCACCCTACAGCAACTTGGTAGTCTTTCTGGATGCTAGGCTCTAGCAATACCCCTGTAGCTTGCAGTGCTAGGCCTTCAGCACCGTGTTCCCCTACGACATCAGGCTCACAGATCTCAATAGTGGGCTCAAAGCGGAACAGCTCAAAGTCTATTGTGACAGGCGTGCTTGCATCTATGTGAGGTTCTAGCAGTACCCCCGTGGCAGTCAACAGGTCCGCTACGAACTCTATCGTAAGTTCTGCTGTGGGTGTAAGTAAGCTAGCTTCAGCAGCAAGCACCCCCGCAGCTTCACTTGTTCCGCCAAAGACCTCAATCTCAGCTTGACTCGCTACAGGAACGAGAAGTTCAGCTTTTATGCTTGCATGAGCAACATTGTTGGCCTCAGCAGCAGGGGGCAATGCTGTTGCTGTGAGCAACGCTGCAAGCACAACAGCAGCCTTTGCCGCAGCAATAGAAGGCCCAAAAGCCCTCGTTCTCGCTTGCAAGCCTTCACGGGCTTCCATAGCGATGCTGTTCTGGGTACTTGCATGAGAAGCTAGTAAGCTTGCCTGTGCTACCTCAGCCTTATCTGCAACAACTACCTCATGATGTACAAGCAGGGCTGTTCTCTGCACCGCCGTAGCAGAGAAACTTGCAGGTGTCAGAACGACGTTCCTGGTCTCACTGACCCTTATGAGCGCCCCACCGCCTGTCTGGTTCTGCGACAACGCCCAGCCCACCACTGCAGCAGCAGAAGCAGTCCCAGCAGTGACAGTCGCAGCAGAGCAACTAGCTTCCAAGTCATTCCCTGTGGTGGTAGAGCCCTCAGTAGAAGGACTTTCTGTTACAGTTGAAAGTGTGGCCCCCGTGATAGTAATGGTAGGCGTAGCAAAGCTAGCGTTGTTGCCCGCGATGGTGGTGAAGTTCCGTAAAGCATCCCCTGCTTTGATGCCAGGGTTGGCATCCATCGTGGCAGAGTACCCCAAGCCGCTAGAAGTGTCAGAACCTTTAGCCCCCACAGGCACGTTGATAGCACTACCTGCAGTAGGCCTATAGCGAACAGCAAGGCCTAAGGTGACGTTCCCGCTCGTGATCGAGAACGTAGGGGTTGCAGTGTCGCCTGTTTGCCAGTAGCGGTAGAACGCGGCCCAATGCACAGACCCTACATCAACACCACTCTCTGTGGTGCCATTAGTTCCATTGGTGCCCGAGATGGCAGTCCACCCAGCAAGGGTATTGATAGTAGTGCTGTAGGGCTTCCCACCAATGTAGATAACATGCAAGTCCCCTGCTTGGGGGCTTGCAGGAAGCGCTACTGCACAGGTAGTGCTCCCCGAGACCCACGCACCAGCAGTAACTGTGAGGGCCATAAGCGAGCCTCTACTCGAACACCATGACTTTGCTCACATGGGGAATCCAACTTATGCTAGGCTGCCCTGCGTAGGCAAGTTCTCCAAGCACAGTTGTCCCGCTTACAAGTCCTCCCGCAACGTTCTTGCCCGTGCTCATCAGTAGTGAAGGTGTCTGAAGAACACCCCTTGCCCCCTGGAGAGCAGCTTCAACATCCGTCCCCCCACCCGCCGCCGCTTCCCCGAGCCAATCCACATCACTCCAACCTATATCGTCGAAGTACAACAACGATCCGTCAGTGGGAACCCACGTCTGTTCGGGAGCGCCGATCTTTATTGATTCTACCTGATACGCTGTAAAATCATTATCAAGTTCCGAATAGATTTGTGCCCCATCTACCCGGACTACAAGGCCGCCATTCGCGCCTGTCCCCCCCACCCAATGGACTTCGATTCTATGCCATGCTCCTCTTAGATCGGAAATTTCGCTATCTCCGGCGGTCAAACCAGTACCGTCGACCTGCCAGTTCAATTGGGCGACTGTCCCCCCTTGTCGTTCGATGCGGATACGCCAGCTGGCACCTGCTCCCAAATCATCCATTTTAATTATCTGCATCAAATCCCATGCTGGGACGGCAAGCGTTTCGATGTAGATATAAACACGGAGATAAAAATCGGTGAGAGATTCTGTCCAGTATGCGCGAGATGTGTTGGTTGCCGCATTCCCTCCACCGTCGAAAGCCAACTTCATTGAATGAGTGCCAGTATTCGCCCT